CTATCTGAGCATAGCGGAATTATTTGCCTTGACTTTGATGGGTATGATAAAAAGAAAGAGCTACTGAGCCATAAAGAAAACCTAACTAAGGATTCATATGTGTTCTCAGTATTCGTGAGTCCATCAGGGAATGGTCTCAAGGTTCTTATTAAAGTTCCTGCCGACCCTGACAATCATGTCAACTACTTCAACGCATTACAAAAACATTTCGATAGTCCTAATTTCGATAAGACATGTAAGAACCTATCTCGCGTATGCTACGAGTCTTTCGACCCGATGATTTATATCAATGAGAACTCCTCATTATGGGATAAGATAGATGAGCCTGAGTATAAAGAGTTGGTTGCTCGGAGAGACCCGCCAACGATACCTATTACGGATGAGAATAAGGTTGTAGATATTCTCGTTAAGTGGTGGGCAAAGAAGTATCCTATGGTGGAGGGACAAAGGAATCATAACGCCTACGTTTTAGCTATGGCATTGAACGACTACGGAATTAATAAAAGCCTTGCTTCATATGTACTTAATAACTACGCTACGAAAGATTTTCCTGAGAGTGAGATACAACGCACGATAGATTCAGCATACGCACGAGAGCAAAACTTTGGCACGAAGTATTACGAGGATGAGGATAGGGTTAATCAGATACGCATTAAGATGAAGCGAGGTGTATCAAAAAAAGAAATCCGCTATCAACTAGAAGAGTCGGCGCTTGATAGTGGGGTTATAGATGCCGTACTTACACGGGTTGAGGAAGAGAACTCTATGCAGACTTTTTGGGAGAAGAATGATAAGGGAGTGATAAAGATTGTTCACATCCTCTTCAAGCAATTCTTAGAAGACAATGGGTTCTATAAATACTGTCCTGAAGGTGGGCGTAACTACATCTTTGTTAAGGTTACCAATAACCTTATTGACCATACATCTGAGAAAGAGATAAAGGATTTTATATTAAACCATCTCATTCAGTTGGATGACGTTAGTATTTACAACTACTTTGCAGACAAGGTTCGTTTCTTTAGAGAAGAGTTTCTCTCTCTGTTATCTACCATTGACATATACTTTATTGAGGATACCAAAGAAGCATCATACTTATACTACAGGAATTGTGCGATAAAAATTACATCAGATAAACTCGAGACCATAGACTACATAGACCTTGGGGGTTACGTTTGGAAAGACCATGTTATAGACAGGAAGTTTGTGAGGTGCAGCTCAGACGGATGTGTTTACGGAACATTCATTAAGCGTATATGTGGGGGTGAGGATACAAGGGTTGATACAATGCAGTCCACCATAGGTTTTATGATGCACGGATATAAGAACCTTTCATACTGCCCTGCTGTTATTCTAAATGATGAGGTGATAAGTGACAATCCTGAAGGGGGAACAGGGAAGGGGTTGTTTATGAATGCTCTCAGTCAGATGAAGAAGTTAGTGGTGATTGATGGGAAGGCATTCGCTTTTGAAAAGTCCTTTCCTTATCAAACGGTGAGCGCAGATACACAGATACTATGCTTCGATGATGTAAAGAAAAACTTTGACTTCGAAAGATTATTCTCGGTAGTAACGGAAGGGTTGACGCTTGAGAAGAAGAACAAGGATGCTATCAAGATACCATTCAGTAAGTCACCTAAGATAGCTATCACTACTAACTATGCTATCAAGGGAACAGGTAGTTCTTTTGCTAGGCGCAAGTGGGAGGTAGAGTTGCATCAACATTATAACAAAGACCACACACCATTGGATGAATTTGGCAAACACTTCTTTGCTGATTGGAACGATGACGATTGGTGTGCATTTGATAACTATATGGTGGGTTGTCTGCAAGGGTATCTTTCAACAGGTCTTGTCACTTCTAAGTTCGTCAACCTTAAAGTTCGTCAGCTTTCTGCTGAGACTTCATATGAGTTTATTGAGTGGTGTGGGTTAACGGTTGGCTCTCCGCAGAATTTGCATCTTGATATTGGATATAAACTTATGAAGCAAGATTTATACTATGAATTTATTCAGGAGTATCCTGACTACGGCCCAAAATCTAAGTTGACTATAAGTAAGATAGGGTTTTACAAGTGGTTAAAAGCTTATGCTACTTTTGTTACGGGCATGACACCTGAAGAGGGAAGAGACCCTAACGGTAGGTGGTTACGAATTCGTACTAAGCATGAGTGTGAAACTCAAACATCTATGGTAATATGAAACACGATACATTCATATGGAAAGGGAAGGAGGTCTTTAATAGAAAACCTTTCTATACCAACGCACACATGGTGGCTAACTTAGAAAGGCTTGATGGAATTGTAAATGCAAAGACAGAACGCACGGTAGGTAGGGGTAAGTCAGCTACTAAAGTACAGGTTAATAAGTATAGAGATATACCACAAGACGTGAGGGATAGGATAGCGAACAGTCTTGAGTACTACTCCTCTGCGCCGGAGATAGAGTTCAGGGATTACCAAGAGGATATAATAGAGAGGGGTGCTCGTGTCCTTGAGGACACAGGGTTCCTTTATCTAGCGATGGAGGTAAGGACGGGGAAAACTTTAACGAGCTTAGGTATATGTGACACGTTTGATGTTGACAACGTGCTCTTCTTAACAAAGAAGAAGGCTATCTCTTCTATCACGGACGATGCGGATAAACTCTGTCCTTCTTACACTTTGTTCACTATTAATTATGAGTCCATGCATAAGCTTCCTAATATAAAGTGGGATATTATTATATGCGATGAGGCTCACGGCATGGGGGCGTTTCCTAAGCCAAGTAAAAGAGCGAAGGATGTCAAGGCTTTGATACAAAAAACGAGGGCTGCAGTGATACTCCTGTCGGGAACTCCGACCCCTGAGTCCTACTGTCAGATGTATCATCAGGTGTATGGTATACCACGCAATCCTTTCCGTAAGTTCAAAAACTTCTATCGCTTCTGCGATACGTATGCAAGGGTAACGCAGAGGAAGATAAACGGTCTTATGATTAACGACTACTCAAATGGTTTGGAATCTATCCTTGAAGCCATGAGACCATATACGATTAACTTCTCTCAGAAGGAGGCGGGTTTTAAGGTTGATACGCGGGAGCATGTCCTTGAGGTAGAGATGTCTGAGATGACATACAGCCTAGCAGCGCGGCTAAAGAAAGATTTAGTTGTGGAGGGGAAGGAAGAAGTTATCTTAGCAGACACCCCTGTTAAACTAATGATGAAGCTGCATCAGTTGTACTCAGGTACTGTAAAGTTTGAGTCAGGAGCCTCAGCTATTATAGACCTAAGTAAGGCTGAGTTTATCAAAGAGAAGTTTAAGGGGAAGAAGATAGGTATCTTCTATAAGTTTAAGCAAGAGCTAAATGCTCTTAAGCAGGTCTTTGGAAAGGATGGGTTAACGACAGAGCTTAGTGTCTTTAAGGACACACCTTGTCCCGTTATTGCGTTGCAAATAGTAAGTGGGCGAGAGGGAATCTCCTTAAAAGAAGCTGACGCTTTAGTCTATTACAACATCGACTTTAGCGCAACGTCCTATTGGCAATCAAGAGATAGGATGACTACTAAAGACCGACTTAAGAGCGATGTGTATTGGATATTCTCTCGTGGGGGAATAGAAAAAGATATATACAAAGCGGTTACAAAGAAGAAAGACTTCACCGTAAATCATTTTAAAAAAATACATGCGGAATAACCGGCAAGTTATTTCGTATCTTTGAGTAGTGACGGAACAACAAATACAATCTAAAAGAATTAAGCAGCTAGAAGCAGAGGGGTATTACGTTATTAAGTTAATTAAGACTAACAAGAACGGTATACCTGATATCATTGCTATCCCGCCTGAATCCAATGTAATCTTTTCAGAAGTTAAAACTCCCAAAGGCAGGTTGTCTCGGTTGCAGGAGTATAGATTAAAAGAACTAGAAAGCTATGGAAGAACAGAAGTATATAGGGGTTAATAATGCTCCTGAGTTTGATATAGAGGAACAGTTTGCAGAGCAGATATCAACCTTTCCTATCGTATACAGAAGGCGTATCCTAAATGACATACTTACTTCTCTTGACTATTTGCCAACAGACAATGGTTGGAGTCAGACAACGGGCGGTGTGATAAGTATTCCTAAGCCTATGTTTTATGCGGTAGAATTCCTTAAGCAAGAAGGCGACATACCACTTCTGTTAGATGTATTTGAGGTGCACTATGATTTTTATTTAGACTTAATTTTAGACAATAATACAATTGAATCACATGTTAAAAGAAAAGACACAGTACGAGTTTGATAAACTCCACGAAACAGTAAACGAGGTTTTTAATGTAAGGATGTTAACCAAAAGCAGAGAGCGTAAAAACATTAATGCTCGAATTTGTTTTGCACATCTCCTTGTTGATAGAGGGTATAGTAAGTCGGAGGTGGCGAGGTATATGGAGAAGAACCATGCAACCATAATCCACTATTGCAGAAGCTTTTATGGGTACTTAAAATCAGATGCTATCCTTCGTGAAAGGTATGAAGCAGTCAGTGCAATATATAACGAAGAGTTTGATAGTGTATATATAATGGATAAAGAAAGACTAAAAAAAGAGGTATTTACTTTGAGGCAAGAAATTTCTGATTTAAATTGCACAATCCAACAACATGAAGACGACCTTGAGGTACTTCGAAGTAAGGCAAGTAGGATGGCTGCCATACATGACTTAGTTAGTCAACGGACACATCGAGGGAAAGAAGAAGAGATAGAAAAAAAATTAAATACTTGGTTCAATGGTGTATACTCTTGATGATATAGATAAAATTGTGGAGTTTAAAACATGGAGTCAGAAACAAAAAATTGATGAGCTCCTTAGAATTGATGCCGGGATGTATTGTAATCTTGGCACTGACTCTACCGCAACGGAAAGGTTAGAAGTTAAAAGGAATTCTCAAAAGATATATAGGGCAATTAAAAAGGTGGATAAATTATTAGGAGACATATTTATATTAGACGTAGATAAGAAGCAATGAACAACCCCTCTTCTCACGAGCAGACTAGAATTTCGCATATCAATAATTTGATGCGTGAACTTCATGACTCTAATAATGAGATATACGAGGGGCTAATAGATAGGGATTTCGAATCCATCAAGTCAGTTATTGATGAACAAATAACACGTTTAACCGGACTCCGAACCTCATTAGATGATGGAATCTGATTTTAGACCAAGACTTAAAGGGAATACAAAAGCAGCTTACGATAACTTTACAAAGAAGGAGCGTAGGATACTCGTCATAGGCGATATCCACGCTCCTTTTACTTTAGAGGGATACCTTGAATTCTGTCAGGATGTATATGCTCGTTACAATCTAAACCAAGTTATCTTCATCGGAGATATTTTGGATAATCATTACAGCTCATATCATGAGACAGACCCGTCAGGATTATCGGGGAAGGATGAACTCGAGTGCGCTATTGAGCATGTGGCCTTATGGAAAGAGGCGTTTCCTGTGGCTGATGTGATAATTGGAAACCACGACAGGCTTATAATGAGGAAAGCTTTCTCCTCTGATGTCCCTAAAGAGTGGATTAAATCCTACAACGAAGTGCTAGGAACAAATTGGAATTGGACTGAAAGAATTGTCTATGATAACGTACAATTTGTCCATGGAGAAGGGGGTACGGCGCGTACTAAGGCGCGTAACGATATGATGAGCACAGTTTCCGGGCATATCCATACTCAGGCATATACTGAGTGGTTGGTTGGCAGGAACTTTAAAGTGTTTGCGATGCAGGTAGGATGTGGAGTGGATGCTTCTAGTTATGCTGCCGCCTACGCAAAGAACTTCAAGCGTCAGGCTATTGGGTGTGGCGTTGTATTAGGCGGCCATACCGCTATTAACTGTTTAATGGAATTATAATGACTTGTCCTAGATGTAATACCCAAATGATATGGGGAAACGATTTTGATTTCGAAGACTACGGATATGAGGGGGAGGGGATTATAGGAGTATATACATGTGCCACTCACGCTTGCGATGTTGACACTGTAACTATAGAGACTCCTATCACCTGATGAGGTATGAAAACGACAGTCACCTTGAGAGGGAGAATAGAGCGATAGAAAAGTTTGCTCAGATGTTTAATCTGTCGTTCACTAAACTTGGAAGGAATGATGTAGACTTTCAAGTCTTTAAAGAAGATAAGTTGATAGGATTTGTGGAGGTAAAAGGGAGGCATACAAGCCTTAATAAAGCTTATCCCTTACCCGTGGCTATCAGGAAGCTTAATAAGCTACAGGGAGAGCTCGCTCCACGTCATAATCCTATGATAATATGGGCGTGTCATGATGGTATTATATACGGGAGGGTAAGGAAGTTAACGGGAGTAGTTAAACAAGGGGGNAGGAAGCCGCGAGAAGGGTCAACAAACGACCAAGAGCTTATGGCTTATTACGATAAGCAGAAAGACCTACACCATGCAGAATATTAGGAAGTACGGAGAGCTACTCCTTGTTATAGCCCTCAACGGACTCCTCCTCTACGCGCTCAGAATCCTATTGTGTCCTTGAGATTCACGAATAGTTATGCTATTAGGTGAGCTCATTCACTTATAACGTGAGTTCATGTTCATTTTATGACTCTTATTGAACAAATGAGAGTAATATGTTCACTCGTTACCCTAGAAATTCCTTTATCTCCTCTCTCTTGAGCGTCCTCTTCCACTACTACGGCTACGACCTCGTGTTCTTTCTCTACCTCTGTCTTCTAAAAGCTTTTGCTGTCGCTTCATCTCTTGCTCTTCTTTACGTAGTTGACGGTCATAAGCTTCGTTTATTTCCTGTATAGTCTTAACTTTCTTATCATCTTTCTTCGGCCCTAAGATTTGATATTCAGAGAAGTTTAGCAATCTTAAGATAAGCTCTCCTGTATCGTCAGCCTCACCTGAGATAATCTTATCGTAGTTGTCCGCCAACTTAGCTAGGGTAGGGGCAGGAATACCTGTAAGGGTAATGAGTTCGGCGTATGCTTTCTTCATCTGCTCTGCTTTCTTCTCAGGGTCTTTTGTTTCGTCGGCACGTTTAAATCTCTGCACAATACCACCTATGACATTAAGCATACCTACTGTTTTAGCACTCTCACCTGCCCATGGCTTACCTGTGAAGTAGTCACCTAAAAAGGTAACCGCCTCTCCTAAAATAAATAAAGCGTTAAGGTTCCCAATAACTGCAGCTCTTATTAAATCATCCTCATCATCATCACGCCATCCTCGTAACATCCCCGGCAATCCCATAGCAACATATTGGAATAGGACAGGCATAAAGACGTGATACATAAGTAGGGTTCTAACATTTTCCTTCACGGTTCCCTTCCCCGCATTCTTATCCCACGCTAATAGCTTTCTGTTTAAACTTCTTACTGCTTGAATTTCTTTTCTCAAGTACTGCTTCGGTGTAGATAAGAACATATTCATAGCGCGGATAACAGGATTAGATGTTTGGAATATATCTTTATCCTGTAGGTCTGCTGACTGCTGAGTTCTTTTGGTATCTCTCTCGAACTTGCGTATAGCTATATCAATAGCTTCCTGTTCTGTCTTGCCCTCTTTTAAAGCTTGGTCTTTATAGAAGAGGTAGTTGGGAGTACCGCCTAGGTATATAGCTGAACGGTCACCAAACTTCACCATATACATAGCTACGTTTACAAAGAAATCTTTTGTCGGTGAAGGCACAAACTTCTTCATAGCCTCATCAGAATAACTCTCGATAGCTTTCATGATACCATCGTACTTCCTGTCTTGCATATACACAGAGTTCTCCCGAATTTCTCTCCAAGTATCTTTTAATTGAGGTATACTTTTAGCTGAGTACTTAGTCCAATTCCTAAAGCCTATATCATTTGCAAATGTAAACGTAGATGTAAGCTGCTTTATTAAGATAACAGGGCTTAAACCAAGACGTGAAACAATGAACGCAGTGTTCATAGAGTTTATGAAACCTGCCATCATCTCTGTGCGAGTTCCTTTATTCGCAATCTTCTCAATCATATTGGTAATCAACCTCATGGTAGGCTTACCATGGATAGATTCAATAGCATCCTTGATATACTCGTTAGTAAATATTTTATTTACATCGCGTATTGTTTCGGAGTATGCTCCGAAATATTCCATGTCATTTAGGTATGACATTAAAGCATCCGTCCCATCCATCTCCCGTATGCGAAGATTGTTTTCTAATCTCGCTCGAGTAGAAGCCCCGTTCACGGAGTTATTGAATGCATTGTTTCCCGATAGTAAATCTAACGGCTCTACTGTAACACCATCTCTGTATATTCTTCCCGCATAATGCACGTTCCACGGCATGTTAGTGCGATAAATTCTTTTGTAGATATCGTTATAGTAATCATACAGCTCAGGGAAAAACTCATTCACCTGCCAATCAGCAAATTCTTTTACGTCAGGGTCAAGTGCCTCCTCTATTTTAGCCATGATATCAGCATGGTTCTTACCAAACATCTTCTCAAACGCCCCGTGATTTGAAGTGTCTTTGTATTGATTGTATAGGTAGTACATCTGATTCTGACTGTACATCCTCTCATGCTTATTTAGAGCGTCATTTAAAGCCTCTTTATTCTCTTTGCTTGGGTTGTCCTCGTATGCCTGCTCCGCTGCTCTTATGGCCTCTTCATTTAATGCTATAGGTGTTTTCTTTTTGCGGTGCTCTCTAGCTATCTTCCTCCATCCTTTACCATATAACTCTTCTAACTTAGCTTGAACCTTAGCCTCGACGTACATCTTCCTCTGCTTAAAGGTGCGAGTAGACGCATCTACCTTAGCAGTAATCTCCTCCTGTAATCGGCCTCCAAATAATTCCCCGGGCATCTTACTTATGGCATCCATTAAACCATCTAAAGCTTCAGCGGAACGGAAAACAATATTGGTATAGTTAGCTATAAACTTTGCAAATCTTTTTATACGAGCCTTTACTTCTTGACGAGACTTCTCTGTGCCACGGTACTGAAGCTCTTCCTCTAAAGCTTGTTTTAAATTTTCATCTTTAATAAACCTCCCTGTAATTTCTTCGTAAGCTATCTTAAACTGACGCTCATACTCTTCTTTAGACTCAGCTAACTCCTGCTGCAGAACTGTCTTACCAAACTCTACCATCTCAACTAAAGTGGTATTGACAGCATCAAGAGTAGATACTTTATTTGAATCAGTATCCTCCATCACTAAGGAGTTGTTGAGCTCTATAATAATTTGAAGGGCAACCATCTCCATCTGCTCCTCTACCGTAGCGTCAGGCTTTTTATCTAACTCATTCCATTGTTCTTGGAGCTTGGCGTTAGCGTCAGTAACTTCTTTCGCTGTGCCTTTTTTGAGCACTCTCTTTTTAATTGACTCTAGCTGCTCCATAGTAGCCAAGTCAATCTTAACGCCTTTCTTTCTACCGCTAACTATATCAGTGTACTTGCCTTCTAAAATATTTTTAACACTCCTTCTTAAAGCCTCTACGTTTTTAGATATAACAAACTCAGTAACCTCTTCCATTAGGTTATCAAGTTTATCTTCTGTAGCTATCTCAATCTTATAGAGTAAATCTAGCACCTCTTTTTTGGTGTAGAGTTCTGCGGGTAGAGATACGCGCATGAAATTTCTCAACGCCCTCTTTACAGCCTGAACGTCTCGTTGACCTTTCATCCTTTCAGCTACCGCTATACGTGCACGTCTAATCTTAGCAGACATATCTTGAGTAGGACGAATACCAACTCCTTTCTGTAAGTCTATAACCATACGAGCTTGTTGGGTAGATATTCCCTTGCGGAACTTCTTCTTCCCTTTTTCTACGTAGCTATCTCCCTCATTCTTATACTCAGGCTGCGCCTGCATATACTCTATGAGAGCATCCATAATCTCTTGCTCACTAAGAATCTTTACACGCTTATTATTCTTGCGGATTTCTTTAACTTCAAACTGCGCCACCTTAGCATTGGCTGCTTCTCTCTTGGCATCCCTCTGCTCCATCAATCTACCCCTTTCCTTAGCTACCATAGTGGCTATCTCAGCATCTGTAAGTGGGCCTCTTTGCTTCCACGCTCTTCTATTCTTTTTAATTAAGGCTCTATACTTATCTAACTTCTCTTGCATCTCTGCGATAGTATCATATGAACCACGTAGTTCTTTGGCATAAGCTTTAACCATAGCTTTTATTTCAGCCTCAGTCTTGTACTTACTACGTGCATTCCTACGCTCTAACTTCTTGCGATAGTCTTCAACTTTTTTATATAGCTTCTCCCCTGATTTAATGCCACCAATCATATCTTTAAAGCTATTCGGTAGCTTCTCAAACATATCTCTCGAAACCTCAAGAGCTGCATCTACTACTCTAGCTTGAAACTTTCTTACTCTAATTAAATAATCCCTAAGCACAGCGTCACGGAAGTTTGCCTCACGTCCTTCTTGGATGATATCATTCATCGACTTCTGCTGACGTGGAGCAGGTTTGGCTGCTCCAAGTTCTGTTAACAGGTCTGCGTTCTTAATTATATACTGACTTTGCTTTCTCTCCCCGGCACGTAACCTTCCGTCTAAAGTGATAAGCTTTACTACGTCAGCCTCGGAGTTATTTATAGCGTCCACCTCAGCTTGCCTGTACTCGCTGACTTTTTTACCTGTCACTTCTACTACTTCTACGGTTGCCCCTTCAGGCACAACAGCCTCTACTACCCCTACATCACCTGCGTATTGGTCAGCTAAGTCTCTGTCTATAGATGTGAACATACCTTCAGCTCCTTCGTGAGCATTGATACGCATACCGTATAGGTCTACTTTACCACCTAGCCCTTTGAAAATCTTAAATGGATTGACTGTAGTCTTCTTACCCGACTTCATACCATCCACTTCTGTTCGCCCCTCATCTAGCTTCTGCTGACGAGGAGCGGTAGTGTAATCTACGCCCGCAGGGACAGCCTCTTTTGTTTTGAGCCCCATACCTCTTGCTACATTTGCAGCAAGTAGGGGTGTAGACTCTACGAGAAGCTCTTCATTTTGGTTTTTGAAGATAATCTTTGCTTGAGAAGTAAGATGTCTGTATCCTCTTTTCTTTATAGGGACGTAGTTATCTGACCCCTTATCGACGAATCTCCTTTCGAATACTCCAAGACCTTTCTTTTTAGCAAGCTTTCTAACTCTCGCGTCAGCATCCTCTTGCATCTCTTCTCCAATACGAGTCTCCCCCACTGCAAACTCTTGTAGGTTCTCTTGGATGGGATATAACCCGTCGAATAAAAAGTGCTCACCTGTACTAGGTAGCTTACCATTAAATTGCGGATGAGTAAAACCTTTAGTTTCAACCTCCGCTATCAATGTGTTTACCTCTCCCGATTTAGGTACAGTCATTTTAAAACCACCAACCAAGAAGCCTCCGTTATCTTCCTTAAGGTTATTCTCACCAATAAGCCTCACATCACCGTACTCCATAAGGAAGTCTTGAAGACTGAAGCCCGCGTCCTTCAACATGGTCTTATATATTGGTGTAGATTTATTGGTTCTAGTGTCAGGCGAGTTAATAATCATCGCCTTCAACATTTCGCGCCTTACTTCAAAAGTGGTATCCGAAATCCATTCTTTTGCAAACTCGTTTTCAGTAAGCTTAGACGGGTCTCGCAGTAGGTCAATGAGCTTTTGCTCTGTCTGCTTTTGCTTTAGAGCATTACGAATTTTCTTATTCGTTTGGAGCAGCTTGGTAACCTCATCTATCATCAGTTGATACGCAGCCCCATCAGCTTCTTGAAGTTGCTTAAGTCCACGCCCTAAATACTTACCTCCGTAGTAATTTCCTATGGTAGCAGAAGGGTTTTGCACCATTATCATTATACCAATAACATCACCTGATGTGAAATTTTTGGCAATTTTTGCGAGTGTCTTTTTAGCCACCTCCATATTTAGAGATGCAAAGCCAATGTTACCCGCAAGGTTTTCTTTGAATGCACTATATCCAAAACCACCATCTACTCTCTCTCCGTTATTATCGTAACCTACCTTAGTGGCATCCGAAGTAACAGCAAAGATTTTCCCTTTAACCGAATCAATAAACTCACGTAGAGATACCACAGGTAAAGACTCTACAAAATCAATACCCTCAAAAATATTTTTTTGCTTTCTACCCTGCGGCTTCATGTCCCCTTCCACAGGGGTCACCACCTCACCTTCTGAATATGGTATCTGTTCTAGTAGGCTTATATCAGCCTCTTCTATTACCTCTCCTTTACGTACTTTTCGGGAGATAGTATTGAGTAAATCGATAACACTCTCATCTGTTTTTCCAAAGTCAGAGTCTAGGTCTATGCCAAATCGCTTGGCAAAGTTTTTAAGAAATTGTATGACTTTATTTTTAGCAGGCTTATTTAAGTTCTTGTATTCACTAGAGAGTATACCCACAAGTTCCGCTAGTCTCTCCTCGTTTTGAAACTCTTCTAAGCCCTCCGTATATTGTGCAGCAAATGCGTCAATACGTTTTGCTAGTGCGCTACCGTCTTCGAGAGTTTTACGCACAGATAGCATCATCTTCTCTGCAGCTTTAGCGGCGGCAGCATCAGTCTTTACCTTATTAATAAATACCGCATGGAAAATTTCATGAGGGACTGTTCTTACGTTAGCTTTAGACAGGTTGATATGAATAGCGTTGTCAACAAAAGTTCCGGGTTGTCCTTCCTTGTCAAATTTTAAATACTCATCATTACTCTCATGAAGCACGATGCGTACATCAGGAAGAACTTTAGAGATAGCTTTCGCTCCCATACGAGCTGCTTTCACTACTCTATTTCGAATAGACTTTTGCGTTGGGGAAAATTTATAAGACCCTTTCTTATTGATACTTAAGTTATCGTTGACTTGCTCAGTGGTTTCTTCTACTGTCTCGCCAAAGAATTCTTCTACGTCTCGCTGCTCCTCTTCCGTAACATCCTCAGTAACTTCCTCCTGTGTCTTTGAGGACACACCCTCCTCAGCTATATCTGCTTCAGCGGCTTTATCTTGTTGCTGTTCTATAGCGGCCTGTTCTGCAAGAGCCTCAAGTTGAACAGTTATATCTGCAATTTTTTTCTTCTGCCTCTTAACTAGCGAGTCATCCTTACCCTCAATCTCTGATTCAAGTTCTTGTTTTTTAAACAAAAGCTCAAGGGCCTGACGTTGTTGCGCTTCGTTAAAGTCAGTTGGTATCTGAGGCATAACACCAAGCAGTTGATTTACTAAAGCAAGTTTCTCTTGCTGCTCCTTAGAAGATATCTCTCCCGCTGCAACTTGTTGCTTAAGCTTAGTAACGTACTGAGTTTTGTACTCAGGGTCGGTAAGCAGTCCTTTAAATATAGCCCATGAGGTATCGTCAACAGAAGTCAACTCACCTTTCTTAGCCGCTGCAGCTACAGCGGATGGCGCTCCTAACACAAATCCACCTACAGCCTCCTGTGCTCCTGCTCGAAGAACCTGACCGACATACTGTGTCCATGTATCAGGGGTTTGGAACATATCCTTCCCCTTAATTTCGTTGTAGATATCTTTAACACCTACCTCTGCTATCTCTTGCGCAAGACCTGTCTCAAACTCTGCCGCCCCTGCCGCCCCGAGCATCGCTAAAAATTTCCTACCCCCGGACTCTATATCTTTCCTTATCAGTTCTCCAAATGTTTTAGCGGTAGTCCCTTTACCCGACTTTTTAAGGGCGCGGGATACTAGATTAAGGACTAAAGGATTGGAAGATGTTAGGTTTCTAAAACCTATAGTCTCTAATATACCTACTGCTATACCTATCGGTGCAGTAACCATAAACTTTTCAGTTTCAGAGATGTCATCAAAGGCTGCATCTTGTTGCATCTCATCGTATACATGCTCCGTAGATAGAGCATACATCTGCGCAGTACGCTGTGCCATACCCGCTATCCCTGCTCCTCCTACCATAGCAGGTAAAGATTCTGCTACTCCAAGTAAAGCCCCCTCCCAAAAGTTTTGAGAGTGCAACTTATCCCATTGCTCTGTGGTGTTATCACTTTGGAAAATATCTTTCCCTAATTTTATGGCATCGATGAAACCTATATCGGTATCTGTGGTAGCGGCTACAGCAGAGTAAGGGTTGCGGTACTGCTTCTCTCCATAGAAAAATTCTTTTAAACTTNTATCTTGAGATTCATTAATAATAGCTTCATACTCAGGATAACTTCGTGTAGTNCTTCCGCCAATAACCCCNTCAACCCCAACCTCCATCGGTGTAGTTGTAACCACTTCTTCTTGGCCTTTAAGCCACTCTATGCCTTCCTCATCACTCATACCTTCAGGTACTTCTAAACCTAAACGTTCTGCATAATTATCAACGCCCACTAAACCCTCTGTAGGGAGTAGCTCTATGCCTGCTCCCAAGAGAGCTCTTGTTGTTGAGCTAGCTATAGTACTTGGATATTTAGCAAACCTATTCCAAATCCCCTCCCAAAAAGTTCCTTGCTCAGATTGCATCTCGGCATACTCAGCGGCTAACTTATCAAGGCGTGCTCCTTGTGCGGCAAATCCTTTACTGCGTTCTCTTAACTCAGTATATTCGTCTTGATATTCTTTCTTACGAGCTAATTTCTCTCGGTATTGTGCAAGTAGTTCAGGGTCAGCGTTAACTGCATCTGTTCCAAGGTTTTCTAACTCGGTTAATTCGGCAACAAATTCTGTATATTCTTTAACAAAGGCGTTCTGCTCCTCTCTAAAAGTTTCCGTCTCCGTATTGAAGGTGCGTACTGTAGAGACAATCTCCTCCTCATTTAATACACGTACCTCGTCTTCTGCTAATTGAGTAAGAGTAGTGTCTTTGTTTTTACGAAGGAACTCTTGTAGTTCTGCCGTATTCTCTGTATCACCTATCTCAAGAAAAGTATCTAAGTTTACACGTAAGGTTTCATCATTACTAGCGGTGACAATCATAGCATCTCCCACTCCCGTCTCTTCAAATTCAAAACCATACTGCCCGAACTCATAGTTCATCTTAGGCACTACAAACTCTTCTCCGTAATCTCCTATTGGTTTAGGTGTGTCGTGCGTTTTTCTTTGGAACTCAGACAAGTTACTTACACTACGTTCAAACTGATTTGCTCCTTCGGTAAGTAGGTTGCCCCCAAACGCAAGTTCTTTTTCTATACTCTCGGTATAAGCCACATCTCTATCATGCTCCTCTTGCGCTATCCTTAACTTTTCATCATCAGGATACATACCCAACAACTGTATGCTAAGTGGGTCTACATATCCCGCTAATCTTGTGTCTCTACCTTCTTCAACTTTTTTAGGAGTATATTGCTCCACCTCATCCCCGCCAAACTCTTGCGGTACTTGTCCTATAACAGTAGTGTCAACCTCTGCAATTGTAGGTGATACCAATCCACCATCTTCCGATACTGAAACCGTATCTTCTTGTACAAGCTCCTCTTTTTTTTTTAATGGAGAATACTTAACATCAAATTCTTCACGAGACTTGGTGTATAACCCATCTCGTGATACCACGTCAAACACTTTATCTCGATACGTAAAGTCTTCGTATTGAACCTGAAACTCCTCAAAAGATTTGGTGTAGTACCCATCTCTTGACAGCACGTCATATAACTTTTGTAGTTCGTCCATTATCCGTCTAGTTCTCCTGAAGGTTGATTTACACGAAGGAAAGCTGCAGCATTAGCATCTGTAAGCTGAGAGTTTATCCATTTCCTTAGATTCTCTCCTTGTTCTTCTGCACCTGAAGCGTCCTCGTTTGTATCAATATCAATTGTAGCTTCTGTTGCAGGATTAGTTATTCTTAATCTATTAACTCCTCCTGTGATTTGTTTAACTTCAAACCCAAGAGACGCTAGGTCACCTTCTATTTTTGCCTGAGCGTCACTTTCCCATTGACCTTCAAAGGATGAGTCCTTAAATATGTTAGGTAACATTTGTGAAACCTGAACTACGGCATCTACCTCTTTAGGAGTTACTCTTGCCCCGACTCCTGTTACATCCGCTGTAGGAATCTTATACTCTGCTTCTTTAGGGAATGCTCCGGAAGCTTTCTTTAACTTGCTTTCATCCAAAATACCATAGATTTCATTACCTGCCATAATCCAATCTTTTTTAGAAGGCGATGTCCCTATATCTAATGTTCTCGATGAGCCATCATTAAATTTATATATGAGTTTACCATCTTTTTTTATTTGGATATCATCAATTCCTTTTTTCCAAGCCATCTGACTCCCTAAGATACCCTGTATTGCGGCTCGTTTTTCATCCTCTCCACCATACCAAGCCCGAGACCAAAATCCTACAATGTCTTCTTGAGTAGCCTCACCTGCTGCTGCGGCCTCTGCTGCTGCAGAAGGTCTCGTATAATCTGCTACAGGAGTAGCTTGTGTAATCTTACGGTCTAATCTATTGCGCACGTTATCGCGGATAGCCCCATCTACAACCTCCCTTTGCTCATCTGTATACTCAGCATAGAGTTGTCCTTGGTCATCCTTTCTTAAAAGGATTTCATTATCTCCCCTATCCTCTTCAAAAGTAAATGTATATTGCTCGTTAGTTCCGGGGACGAAGTTCACTGAATTTGTTAGGATAGAAGATGTCTGAGACCAATTGCTCATGATGTCAGACACTAATTGGTCTTCACCTGCCCTATACACATTCGTACTAGCCACAGTATCGATAGCGTCTTGCTCACTCATACCTAAAGCTATTAACTCGTCCTTGTCAAAGCCTTTAAAAAATGGGTCTGAAATTTTTGTTATAAGACCTTTAGCTGTTTCACTTCCATACTTTCTTTCTATAACATCCCATGTACCTACACTATTAGCATAGGTTTCAGCGGCAGCATCAAGGTCGAATTTATCATATCGGCGAGCGAGTAATCCCTGTAAAGACATGATGCTACGCACGTTATTAGCCCCATCTAGGAGTTGTCCTTTTTCGTCTATATTCCCAACGCTCATCATCCCTGTCTCAGGGTTTATTACTGCCGCTGTTTTCTGAAAATTCCCGAAGTTNTCCATCTCAACCATAGCCCACTGCTCTAAGTCTTGAGAGTCNCCATCNTCCATCCTATCCATACGTTCCTTATACTCGGTATTGAATTTTTCAAATACCCCTATAAGACCATCTGTTCCGTCAGTTAAATTCTGACGCATGATNGTATAGTCTTTTGCTTTTAAAGCTCCTGACTTCAATAGCCTGTCTTGCATAAGCATCTGATGCTGCATATCACTAGCCGCTTGAAGCCACCATTGATTTGCCGTAGCACTTTGCCCTTGGTCTACCTCATTTAATGTCAGTTGGTATTGTCGTGATGCCTCATCTATAGCACCTCTCTTTTCTTCTCGTACACGAACCTCTTCGTTCAGCATTCCGCTGACGTTACTACTTATCTCAGCCCAATTAATTTGTGTCTGAGGAGCAGTAGGTTGACTCTTATAGTATGTTTTTGCCATAGGTTACTGTATTTACAAAGTGTAATTAAAAGGGTTAATACCTTGAACCTGTGTTCCCGCATTTAGTGTACCTGTCGAGGAAGGCATTCTTACAGGAGTATACTGAAACCCGCTACCTTGTTGGGCAGGAGATGTTGNCCCAAACCCTTGAAGGTCTTCTAGTGTNAAGTTGGTGAGAAGATAATTACTAAACTCATTTGGAGTAAGGTCAGCGATGTTTTTAACTTGCGCTGCATCTCCTGTTCCTATTGTCNTCTNCCCATATTNTGCGGCTATCTGTGACTGTAANTCCGGGTTGCTNTTTTGTATAGCACTAATACCCTTAAGCGCTTNAGACTTTCCATATAAAGGTGCAGCAGATATAGTTTGTTGCACTGCCGAAGTTATCCCTTGTACACCTTGTGAGATAGCTGCATTACGTCGTGCCTCAGCCGCGGCTGCTGACATCTGAGCCCCTTCCGCCTCTTGAAGGTCGAGACCTGCACCAACATCCCTAAGTCGTGAAGACTCCTCTGCTGTAGCGGCCTCAAGATTAAAGAGGTCTTGAGCCATAGCGGTGCGTTGTGATGCTTGCCCTTCTTGTTGGGCTTGTAAGACCCTACCCGCTACTGCGCCGGCTCCCCTTTGGTCGCCCTCGGTAGCCGCTTGCATAGCGGTAGCCCCTTGCACAAGCAAAGCTTCACGCTCACGCTCATATGCCTCCATAGGGATAGAAAGAGATTCCATATAATTTACCTTTAGCTTCTCACGGGCTGCGTTCATTTTATTTTTAGCCGCAGCTTCAGCTTTTCTGCGCTCATTTTTTGCGGTACTAGCTTGACTAAAAGACGCAGCCGAACCTGCTACCGCAGTGGCTGTTCCAATTGCTGCCCATCCTGCTGCTGATACACCTAGAAAGATTCCTGCCATAACAGTTGTATTTTTTTAATTGTTTCTTGAGGAAGGTTTTTATAATCATCTGTATAGACATCTGCTTCAGCTTCCTCAAAAGTTTCTGCATCTGTCTTGTATACACAGCACCATTCAGTATCTTTATGTATATATAACACCCTTTGCGTCCCCGTTTGTGTAAATATTTTATGTGGGGCTTCAATGGTTTTTACAATCCCTTCGTCTGTTAAGTACGACACCTTCCCTTTTAAAAGAAATGAAGGGTGCTGCTGCTTATGAATCATACTGACAACCACCGAACCTTTAGGCATAAACAGCTCTCTTGTATATAGGCCGCCTTCGATATGTTGCTTCAAAGGAAAAACCTCCTTCATCTCATCTGACTGCGGAGTCCCCACCTCATGACACATAGCCTCCTCAAAAAAGCTAAGTTTTTTTTTGAAAGCATCAATGTTTTCCCATATCAATCCTCTATGTGCCGGGATTTCAGATATTAACCTTATAGGTAGTGTACTATCTTCCATTACCTGCAAAGATAGTAAAATATCAAGGAAAACTTTTCATGACATCCGACTGTACTGCAAACAGTTCAGCCTGTGTCCTACCACCATGAGTTAATGTGGTAACAGCATAGTGTCCAAGGATTCCATGTGACTCAGCTACAGGGTTTTTAACATACAAGAAAAACTCTGTGCCTGTAGGGGGTAAAGACCCTGAAGTTGTGTCTACTATAAGCTGATTGACCCCTGCCTGAAGGTTTACGTTGACTGACGTTACTTCTCCACACATAGTAGGTGTTAATCCATAGTATAAGATATCTCCTATATTTATAATACCTGAGACCTGCATAGACACAGGGAAGTTTACCTCTACCGCTGCAGGAGAGGACGTGTCTATAGACACGCTATTACCTATACCATTTACTGAACGTAAAGCGTAGTCAGTTGTTTTGTTCTCGTTTCTAACAAACGCAAACCATACCTGCTCTTTCTTTTCAAACCACGTTGAATTGATAGTAAGTGACTCTTGTATATCTGATTGCATAAAAGCAGACCACGCTTCAGCTCCTTGTAAAGCTATGGTCTTATACAGCTTATTCTCTAGTGGAGACGTGTTAAATACTGTACTTACTGTACTATTATATACAATGCTATAAAACTCATTGCGTGTAGTATTTGAGTTGTGACGATAAAGCTCTCCCCTATAAAAAGTATAGAAATAGTTATTCATACCTATCATCCAATCAGGATAGTAGGAATAGAATGACGGCCAACCCTGTATCCTTTGGTCAGAGTCGTATGTTAATGTATAGTCTGTAAGTGTTACTGCCATCTTTTATTCTATTAACATGTGCCTGATGCTACAATTATACCATCTGATATTTGAAACCACGTAGCGACACCGCTTATCATAACTGCTATAAATCCATTTAATGCAGGCGTAGCTCCAAATTGGTCTGTAAAAACATATGAGTGTAAAGCAGGGTCTCCTCCTGTAACTCCTGTCGCAGCTACAAAATAATGATTCGTCCCTCCTGCGAGACAAGCAGCAGTACTTGTAGTTTCTAAAGTAGAAGTTGCAGTCGCCGAAATAAACGCAGCGCAAGCAACTTCAACCGACCATTGAGCCCCTTCACAAGGGACAATATTTTCTATTTTTAAAGTATTAGGTTTTGCAGCTGTCTTAGGGATAACCATAATGCATAATCCCGGTACAGTAGCTTTAGGGGATATATCGCCTGCTGCTATAGTAATCTCCTCTGACCCACCCTCTAATTGATAAGAGGTATTATTTGCTATATACTTTAGGTAGAAATCAGTACCTTCTATATCAGGACACTCAGATGAGTTTGTCCCGGAAATAGTAAAGTTTCCGGGCGTAGAACTCTGTATCTTTCCATAATTTGTGGACGTGAGTTTATTATAGGATATCCCATTATGCGTAGCACGTATACCATTAGAAACTGAGTAAGGAGTATACTTTACAACTACAGCACCTGTAGAAGCCCCCATCTCAAAGTTAGCAGTATATAATCCTAACCCTGCATCTTCTGCTTCTACTTCATCTACGTCACAGTCCGGAAGACAATCACCACATGTAGAGCTTACCCCTAAAGAGGGGAGACCTGTGCTAACAGTTTGGAATCTAACTGTACTGCCGTCTGAATACCATCCCTGCGCTGCCGCTGTGGTTAGAGTTGCATTTGTATATATACCTGTAGAGTTAGATAAGTTACTCCCGTTTAGATAATACGTTCCTGTTGCAGTACAGCAACACGCAACAGAAGAAAGAGACACATCGAAACATAGATTGGTGACAGATTTTTTGTCTCTATAGTCATAAATAAGATATAGGTTAGTTCCTGTAGTTCCCATACTAAAAGTTCCCGATACATATGGAGAAGTTCCTGTAGGAGTTACAGATGATGCGGCGGCAAGAAGGTTACTAATTCCTGTTGCCGTATTAGGATAGCTAGCGTTTGTTCTTAGGGATAGAAGGTCATCATCAACCTCATAGACGTATGTATCCGCGGCTATTTTATTAGAGGCTATAGTAACCGTTGAGTTATCGCTTGGGAAAATACCCTCCCCTTGATATCCTGTAAATGTCTCGTACTGAGAAACGATAGGATTTATTACTGATGTACTAAATTGAACTTCAGTAGACTGTGTAGGAGAAGTATAACCTCCTTGAACAAATCCAAATTCATTATGTATTAAAGCATTAGCATCATTAGCGCTAGTTATACATACCTGAATAATATTTATTAATTCCCCTTGAGGACACTCTACTGTAATCTGAATAGTACCTGTACCTCCGAGAGTTACAACAGCAGTTGTAGGTTTAGTATTAGGTTTAGGAATAGTCGTTGTCCCGGGGACAGTAATAGGGTAAGTACTGCTGTTATATACGACAGAAGCGGTAGGCGCACCATTTAGTACAGTTGTTACTACCTCAAACCCTTCGGATATATCACCTACATTAACTGTATATACTATAGGCGCTCCTGAAACTATATATGTTTGAGTTGTGCCACACGGTATTACCACCTCTTCGGCGGGTAAAGCCCTAACGTTAGATGAAAGCACATACTCATTAGCATATTCATCATATCCACCAAGCTTTTGATAGTCAAAAGAAACTTGGAAAAGGTCTCTAAACCATGTAGACATGTTTTGGTCAGAGATAACCATTAGAGCTTCGTTCTGCCCTGCAGTTCCTCGCAATTGAAGAACTGCTCCACGCTTGGCATCAGTAAAATATTTATCTGCACCATGGCTTGTAAAACTCTCAGGGTTTTTTGAGATTCCATATTCTTCTATTCGAGCTATCTGAGTGCCTAGAACTTCAGGCACAGAAGTTACTGCTCCCCCTCCAACAGCATCGGAAAGTAAGTTCTTACCCGCTAATACATAAGAAATTTTATCTTCCTGCAAAACAAGTACATCTGTTTCACGAGCAAAGAGTTTTTGAATTGGCCCGAAAGACTGCTCTAAAGGTTTGAAGTTTAGAAGTCCTAGGTTAAACTCGTTTAGCTTATTAACATTGCTTTCTTGATTATATACCCCACTATACGTTATGTCAGCATATCGTCTTATTTCTTTGTAGTCTTGACCTGCTGTCGTTGTTGCACGATTTCCTAATAAAAAAGACTTACCCTCTACTGAGTCTCTGACTTTATAGCTTTCTATTCCATTTCCGTAAGAATAGCAATTAAAGAATTCTGTATTTATTTTAGCGGGAAGAGAAGCCGTTTGGTCTTGTACATTACCATTATGATATCCTGTAGCTGTGTCTATTGTGTATGAAGCTGACGATTCATAGAAGAGGTCAGGAGAAGAGTCTTGAGGAATGGTTTCAAATACTAAAAGCTCATTCGCTCTAACAACTTCTAATTTAGCTGTGAGAAAGGATTTTTTCTTTTTACTAGAACCGCAACAACGAGTTCCGCAAACTGCTAAAAACGTCCTATCTCCTGCTGCACTATAGTTTAATATAGAAAATCTAAACTCTCCAATAGCTGCGCTAGGAACGCCTAAGTCAAGTAAGTCTTGCTCACGTTGGTCATTAAACTCAAGGTCTTCAGGGCATGGAGTTGTAGTAATAGCATTAAAGACTCCGCCAAAAGAAGCTGTTCCTATAGGGTCTCCTCCTGTATAGAAGTCCTCACTAATTAAAGTTTGTGAGATACCATCTCCAATAAACCACGCAGCTAAATCCTCGTACTGCTCTGTTGAGGTATACTCCCTGTCTATGTTGTATTCTCTTTGCTCACAGTTATCATTCTTCCCTTCTCTACGGAAATCTATTTTAAGCTTTATTATAGAGCCTGCAGGAATATCAAAGTCTTCTCCTGTACATCCTGCATCTATCGCTACNGGNAGNTTNAACGGAATAAAAAGAAATGGTCTTCTATCTTCTCCTATATTCCAAAAATCCCCTGCNTTTGCATTTAATTCAGGAACTTTAATAATTGAATTTTCGCCTTGCTCCAAAGAAAGACCTGTACTCTCAATAACCATATATGTCCCTGCTACCGCGTTAACATTAGGAACCTCATCAGCTGCAAAAGCTTTTTTCTCAAGCACTGTGATATAATCACAGTCATGAGTTGGGCCGTCTGTATCGCGTTTGACAATTAACCTATCNCCCTCTTCAACTTTCCTTGCATTCTCTCCTTGTAAAAGGATATACACAAGATTCCGAGAGTCATCTCTAAAGAATATGTTTGAGTATATAGTATTATATCCGTCTCTATCAGGTTTAATTCCGAACTTATACCTAGTTGCCCAAGATGGGGCAAGTTGCGTAGGAGGGATTTCTATTCTTATCTTATTCTCTAGGTCACTATTCTTACAAGGAACTTGGATAGCGTTATTAGGGCTTACAAGGGCCGTAGTCGACCTTCCGTAGTCATCCATATACATTATACCCACTTCATACCCTCGATTGCTGTGAAGGCTTTTAATACTTTCAGAAGTGTTTGTATACACACACTCTATCCCTAATATCTCGTAAATGATAAAATAATTATCAGTTGGCAAAGTAGGTGATGTGGGAAGAGGAGCCCTTGCATACCATAGTCCCGGGAAAATAAAGGATACCTTATTAGTCCCGTTTATATGAGTAGCCTCAATTGCTTGTGGTACTACAGCTGTAGTGCTTGAGCTTTTTCCTGTAGAATAAAGAAGGAATTGCCCAAGAAACTGCGGAACTCCACAGTTATAATTGTCAGTAAATGTACCCCCCGAACACGAGGTCGGGTCAGACGCACTTGAGACGGGTCTAATAGTAATTGATGTTCCTACTGCATTTTGAAATGCAGAACTATTTACCCAATCTTCTACCGAGTCGTAATCAGCGGCAAGGGTAAAGGTAGCATCGACAACTATATATGGCGGTAATTGAGCAGGCGGAGACCCTGCCCCGATATATTGCACGGAATTAAGATTAGCAGCATCTACCTGTAATCGAAAAGTAAACTCAAAGGTAGAACCCGCTTTTAGAGCACTCGTGCCATTAGCGTTGATAGCTAATGGAGTAAGGTCAAACTCTGCTCTAGCATCTATTGTACAAGGCACACCCCCTGATATTGCTTCAGGAAGGGAATAGGTAGCAGATACTATACTTTCATACCCACTTGTTAGAACTGTTGATGTTGGAGTAGTAGCTATTAAAGAAGCAACATATTCTAATCTCGTAGGGTTACCACTTAAGTCTATTAAGTCATATCCCTCCTCATAGTTTCCATACATCAACCTATTGCCCATAATAGTTTGGGCCTGAGCTAGCTTAGGAACGTTATCGTAGAGCCTTAATATCTCTGACTCAGGAAGTATAGTAAAAATCTTACTGTCGCTAAAGTTATATACTAAGTCGTTATTATCCCCATATCCCAACTCCTCCTTATCAAGCTTCTCAATAACTTTTATAGTACTATCGTCGGCTTCTTTAAAAAGCAAATCTATACCAAGGACTAAAGCTCCTCCTGTATTGAATGTTATCGCTGCAGTATTGTACTCATTTACCATTCCCTCATTGAGGAAACTTTCAGTAGTAAAGTTAAAGTTCTGAGGAGAAAAAGCCGGAGCACTAAATTGAGATGTAGCAGAGTATTCATTGTCTGCATACCTCCACCTATAAGCAAAGCATATTAACCTCTCCTCCAAAAAAGTTGAGGTTATATTTTCGTTATACGATAAATCGATAGAAGGAGATTGACTCGGGGGTTTTTTTATAACAAGTAGCTCTTCGCTTGTGATAGTATCAACATCTCCTACGGTAGGTTCTCCATAAGATTTTGTAATATTAATCCTTCTTGGCGGGTTAATGTTATCAGTAAAAAATAGTAAATCCTCTACTTTATTAACTCCTGTAATAAGATACGTAGGGTTGAAGTTTAATGTGGTATTTACCCCACCTCCATCATCCATACTTATCACATGGTAAGTAGTTGTAGAGGTTTGAGTGTTAAAAGACAGGATAAGGTCTAGCTTCCTTGTATTTGAAGAAGCGCTAAAAGTAGGGTCGTGAAGAAACCAATATATAGTTTCATTAGTTCCATCCTCAAATGCCCCAATACATATAGCCAAGCGGCTTAAACTTGTACCTTGAACCTTAATATTTGTAAGCTTAGTATTTCCAAGAGTAGTTTCTATCACTCCCATATCATCCTCTTCGGTTGAGCCAATACGAATATTTATCGCGTCAATATATTCCCCATTAGGAACAAGGCGCTCATCAAGCTCCTTATTCATGCGCCCTTTAGTAAAATTCCTTGTATCCTTAGTCATACTTATTTAATCCACTTATCCTTTCCGCGCATACTCATTAGCAATCTGCCGGGATGAATATTGCTGATTCTAATCTTTGCATTTCTAAGCAAAGCACTTTTGCGCTTCTGTGTTCTGCGAACAATATACTCCTGTACATTCAACTTACTTTGTAAGATAGCGTATTCAATATATGCATACACATAATCCTCAAACATTTTATTTACATGAACCTTAGAGTCATCTCCATTCTCCATACCATCTGAAACATATTCTAGGACAACGCTTCCGCTACCGATATTAGAGCTGAAGTTTATAACCCCCATAGTTTTATCTATAGCAAAAGTTGGGTTAGCATTAGCTGTCTCTGTATTCAAAGCAAACCATCCTCCTGCTACATCAGCAGTAAAGTACCATGCCCCATTGTAGCAATATCCCTCATACCCGTCAAAAGAATGACCTGAATTTAGGTAGATGCTTTTCTTCTGACCCGTTATTCTATCAATATCTATATCTGAAAACTCAGGTGAAAGAGCATTCCCATCTGCATCAAATAGAATTTTTGCTTGGTGGTCTTGTAGATATGCTTTTGCATAATTAACCTGAATATTTTCGGTTAAAGGATAAAGAAGTCCATTCTTATATACCGATACCCTAACCCAATTTACAAAATCAGAAGGAAGTACAAAACGATATTGGTCTGTAATATCTAGCTGAAGAACTTTAATTTCTTTAAAAGCATCATAGTTAAGTTCCTGTACAGCACGCTTCGCATGGAACAGAACTTTAAATCTCTCCTCGTTATTTACAAGGCTATGGTTTCCTGAATACATCAACATAAAGTTGTTGACTATATCATACAGGGATACGTACTGATAGGAACCCCAATTAGCTTCTTCAGGAGCTGCCCCCCCGTTCTCGTAATATTGGTATTGACTGATATATGCCATTATCCTTCTTGTTGATTTTCTTTAGTCTCCTCTCCGTTAGCAAACTGATATACATCAGCCTCTCGGATACTTACCCCTGCATACTGAAGAATCTTCATAACAAGATTGTTCTCATCGTCGAGAGGAACTTCAAAGTCTTGATAGTCAGGTTGAGACTGATTGAATATAGGCTCTCCACCTGTAACTACCGAGTATGTCCAATTAGGGTCTCTAGGATATCTAAAGTATTGTGCTATTACCCGACCTGCGGAAGTAATAATATTTGGATATACCTGTAATAGCGACTCTTCAGATGAATAAGATGGATATGTAGTTGAAGGTGCAGTATATATTGAGTTGTTAAGCATAGTAATTTTACTGTGAGTAACTTTTTCTACCTCATTCTGTTGTGTTCCCGCTTTAATAATTGTATAGCTAAATGCTGCAGCCGTTAAAACAGACCCTGTAGTAGTAATCTGAATATCACTATCTACCGAAACCACTGTTAAGTATTGTACTCCCATAGTCGCCGTCTCTACAGCTACTATATCACCCGCTACTATACCTAAAGTAGTAAATCGCTGTGCACTATCAAGAAGGCGTGTTGCTAAAGCCACGAATGATGTCGTTGTCCCAACCGTAATAATCTCTTTATATGCTAAGACTTTATTTACAAAGTAATAGTCACTTCCTGTCGTGGTGTCAGAGGGCATAAAGTATGACCCCGCTACATCGGTGTTTAGATTCAGCCCTCTAGTAACCGAAAATAAATCCATAGATTCCTCAATACCCTTAGCTAGGTCGGCAATACCTGACCCCGATTGGCGAGCATTCTCTTTATTTATCTGATAGTTGTACTGATAAAAATAACTCTCGAATATATCTAACTGTGCCTGCTTTGCAAATAGATTGAAATCAGAGGGAGATAGATACCCGTAGTTATTCTTATTCAGCACAGACAGAACAGTATTTCTAACTGTGTTAATCATTGCCTTGTTTTAGGCAAAGATACGGAAAAAAAAGAGGGGACGCTTTTACCGCCTAACCCCAAACACTATTAGTTGCCGTGATAGATGAGATGGGTAAGGGTAGACCTGCCTCCACTACTACTGCTGTTCCTTTTAAAGCCGATATCCATGCGTTTATAATTGCTTGGACTTGCGTACTGTCTGTAGCACCTCCGCCTGATGAACGCTCATCGAGGGTGTAGGTTAAAACATGCGGATTAGAATTACTATCATGTGAGATTATATTGGTATATATGATTATAGTAGTAGCGTCAGTTCTACGTACATCTTGGATACTATTTACAGGGATATAATATAAGCCCTGATTGTTGTCTCTTAATAGAAGAAGGGGATTCATGCCCACAAAGATAAACAAAAAAAAGAGGGGCATAAAGCCCCTCTCTTTCTTTTTCATCTTAATACTTATGATTCTATAACAGACTCTAGCATCTTTAAAGCTTCGATGCCATCATCGCTCTTTAAATACGAAGCAGTAGCCTGTGTAGCTTCTAGCCCAAATGGAACGGTAAGCATTTTCTTTTTATTATTAGCAGTACTAAACCACACCTCTGTACCTTGACGGCGAGTAGATAATAGCCCTTCATCGAAGAATCGTTGTACATTAGAATTATACTTCAACTCAGGGTCTTGGAGCATATTTAAAAATCCTGATGGGTCGTTCTTAGCGGCAACCAATACATCACGCTTCATCTCAGCGGTTGTGAGGGTGTCCGTATTGCGACCATACATAACACGACAAATATTCTCAAGCTGCTCTAAGGATAGCTGTCGAGCCTCTATAAGCGCATCGACCTCTACATTTAAACTTTCCATCTCTTTAGATGCATCTTTTTCTTTATTGACCTGCACGAAGTGCTTTCCATAAAGGGGGTGCAACTCTAAGAATTTTTGGAGAACTTGATTCGTTCTAGGCGCGAATAAGAAGCCATCATCGAAAATTATAGGCTCAACTATAGCGTTGCCATCCTGTTCGTCTTCAAAAGGAGATTTCTGATTTCGGGCATATCTCAATGCTCGATTCTCTCCGCGCTCTTCATCAAACCACAGTAGTGGTGAGCGACGGCTATTGCGTGTAGGCAGCATAAAGGAAAGGGGTGCTGCTCCCCTTGTAAGTTTGTATGTCTTATCGACATACTTGTCTTTTTTTTGATTCATGATTAGATATAATTTTATAAAAGAAATAAGGTAGGAGACGTGTCCTTGAGGACACGCCTCCCCTCCTTACCTATATTTTGTTACGCATTAAAGATAACAAAGTTGTTAGCTCCTAGAGTACATACTGCACGCTCAGAGAGGAAGTTCACCTGCATCTTATCGATGTCAGATGTTTGAGCCCCTCCTGCAGAACCTGTAATCCAAGACTTGTAACGACGGTCTTCAGTCTCAGACGCACGGTAACGTACATGTAAGAACGGACGCTTCGCGTTCTTTCCAAGGACTTGGTCGTATACAGTAGTTGAACCTGCAGGAACAAGAAGACCATTTACTGCACCGCTACCTACCGCTGCAGATAAGTCGCCACGCATAGTTGGGTCATTCAAGTATTTCCAATCAGTCTTGTAAAAGTCATATCCTCTACGGAAACCTGAGAAGCCAAGATTCAACGCCATCTCCTTATCATTATCGAATAATCCGAATGACGCACCTACTCCGGGGCCTGTCGACGCATATCCACCGCCAATAGCGCCAAGCATGTCGTCGATATCGAATCCGAAGTCACGGTTTACAAAGAGAACATTCTCTTCGATAGAACCTTGCTTATCGAGACGAGAGATAACTGTATCGAAATCTGCAAGGGTAGTAGGATTTCCTCCTGCCCATACATTTCCTCGACTGTTTACTACGTAGAAGATACCGTCTGAACCGTTAAGGTTACCGACTGAAGCTCCTACTGCTGTGCCTTGTAATAGGTCACCTGCACCGGAAGCTGCTTCCGCAGGAACAGCCTCAATCATAGCAGTCTCCAAGTAATCGTCGAAACGAAGACGTGTCTCATGCTCTGACTTAAGATACCATAGGTATCCTGCCGCACCGTTTTCAGTAGTTACTTCTACCCATCCAATCTGAGCCATATCAGAACCATTTACTTCGTAAGTGTCCTTTAGGATAATTGGCTTATTATCGAAAATCCAATCGTCAGCCTCTAAAGAGCCCGCCATTCCGGAAGTCCCTTTGTTGAACTCAGAACCGTAGATAAAGATAGTAACGTCCGAGTTAACTGCGCCTGTAGTAGCGCCCGCTGAACCTCCTGCTTCGTAGTAGTTAGCTTGGAAAGTCCCCGCTGCAGTATCTACTGCACTAACGATAGCTTTGTTAGAACCTGACCCATCATTCCAAACAACCATAATAGTTTGGTTGTTACGAAGAGCGATTCCACCGCCTGCGGCTGCTGTTGTTCCTGCAGGGGTGATGTCGTCATTCACTGTGAATACCTGAGTATCCTGTCCTGCTACCGCTACAACTGCACCTACTTGTACATATTTAGTATGAAGCCTTCCTTGCTCTGTCCACTTGATAAGGTCAGAGTTAGAGGGCATCTCTGCTCCCACCATACGGAGGAAAGAAGAGATAGTGCGATTTCCATAACGCTCGAATTCTTTCTCATAAGTATCAGGAAGATACTGATTCAAGAAATCAAAGTTATTGATATAGTTTGAAGATAAGGGTATTTGCTGCGCACTTGGTTGCAAATCCATACCTGCTGCTGTTAAAGCCATTTTTTTTAGTCTTAAAAGTTATTAATTACGACTCCGAATTTTTAATCCTCGACCTGAGTCAGGTGTCAAAGACTTTACTTGCATTCCTCCCTTGCTTGTGACCTCCGGCGCTTTACGCATAGACATATCTGTGTTTTTCATCTTGCGCATCGTGTCGTCAGCCTGCGTAGATTTACCTTGCTCATAGAAGAACTTGGCAAATTTCTCAGGATTCATAGCGATAGCCATCGACCTGTGGTATCCTACAGCATCATTAATTAATCCGTCATTATCAATAAACTTCTTTACGAAGTTGCTTGCATCCTGTTGGATTTTTTTCAATTCAACTGCATCACCCGGTGAAAAAGTAACCTTCTTATCTTCGTCAAGCGTGAACTCAAAACCTTTGAACTCACTTCCGAAAACTTCGTTAGTTTGTTTTTGAAACCATTCCTGCTTTCTTTTTAAACCTTCTTCGTAGTCCGATGTCTGTTTAACATATTGCCTATATGCTTCGAGGTTCTCAGAATCTTCCTTAGAAATAGAACTCCCACTTGACTCAAGGGGCATCCTGTATTTTTCTTTCTCAGACTCAAAGTAGTCCTTAGCTTTAGCAATAGCTTTTTTCTTTGAGAGCTTAGTTTTCTTGATAGTAGACTCGTCATCGAGGTCTTCATCATACGCATATGCTTCCATAAGCGTATCAATGTCCTCGGCATCAAGTCCCCTTTCCGTAGCAACTAAGTACTCTCTAAGTATTTTGTCGGGCTTCATCTCACTAAAGTCTTTGTTAAGACTTACGTAATCATTGATGCCACGACCTGTTTCTTTTTTATAGTTAAGATATGCAGCTACATCTTCAGGCAAATCTTCGGATTGCTCACGCTCCTCAAAGAGTTGGTCTACAGAGTCTATCTGCTTATCATACCTATTTTTAATATATGAAAGAACGTCTTCGTCAGAAAGTTCTGACTTAACTTCCGATTCAATAGTTTCTTCTTTAACTACCTCCTCTTCTTTGGGAGCAGAAGCTACCTCTAACTTAGAGGTGTCTATTCCTATATTCCCTTCAAGTTGCTCTTCATGTTTTTGAAGAAGCTCTTGTTCAATTTCTTGTTTCGATTTTTCCTCCGACCCGGAGACTTCGCGTACTTTAATTTCCATAGATTTAATTTTTACAAAAGTAATACATTTTATTTTATACTATCTTGGTGAGAACTCAGCTAGGTCAAACCCGTCTAAGCTATCTTCATTTGATTCGAAATTTTGTGGTGGTAAATTATTCTTACGTTGATTAATAAGTTTACTCTGTTCAGAATTCTGTTGACTTATGCGGTCAGACTTAGCCCCTTCACGTTCAATTTCTCTTTGCTGAAGAGAGCTTTCAGAAATATTACGTAGCTGTTGGTTATAATCAAACTCCTGCTGCATAAGCATTTGTTTTAATTTAGCTTCGTTATTCATCTTCTCAATTTCAAAGGCTACCTCCGCTTGTTTAACTTGCATCTTAGATTGTGTTTCCGCTTTAAGCTTCTCCATAGCTACACCTGCCGCCATCTGCTGTGACTTAAGCTGTCTCTCTGTTTCCATAGCTTGCTTTTGCAACATCATCTGCTCTTGCTTTTCTTCTTTCTGTGTTCGCTTAAGCTTGAGCAACTGATTGGCAAGCTTAAGGTTCTTAAGCTCACGTATATCAATAGCATCTTCAAGGTTTATATCTCCTTTAGAAAGGGCCATTTGAATGTTTTGTTCAAGCTGCGCTTTCTGCTCTTCATCAGGAGCTACTTCAATAAAGATTCCAAAGTCATAGATATATAAATCGGAAATCTCTCTTAGGATACTTACGTTATACTTTCCAATCTGATTAATAAACTCATCAGTAAAGTCTGAATACTCTAAGATATCTGATATGCGATACGATAGTCCCTCTGCTAGAGTTCGGTACATATACAAACTTGCGTTTAGGATATGTCGCGTAGCAGTATTTGAATTTAATGCAGCTAACTTCTGAACTCCAACCAAAGCGTTAGGGTCAGGTGTAGAACCGTCTCTCGCTTCATTTAAGCCCGTTACAGACCTTATCATGTCTAAGTAATGATTATAGTTAGCTATAAGCATTTGTGTCTTAGAAGCACCTGAACTAGACGTAAGCTCTTGGATAGGAATACGAGCGTTATTAAACTCACCATCTTGCGTATAACTTCGGCCAATTACAGAACCTGTTTGGAAGTATAACCTTAAAGCGTCTTCAGGGTTATAAGCATTTCCCGTTCCAAGGTCTACATCGTTTAACCCGTCAGCATCTATATATACACCATCAGGTACAGTTCGTGCAATAACTTGTTGTAGCTTTAAGTGCGTCATCTGAATTAAATCAGCAAATGGAATCATCCTGCGCACTAAAGATTCAATAACTCCTTTATACATCCTAGGAGCTACAGCTACATAGTTAGGTATAGCGTGCTGACTAGCTGACTTAGGGCGAACCATATTCTTAGCCATCTCCCACTTAAGGACGTAGTTAGTTCCCATAACCATTACGCCATCATACCATACATCAATCTTCTTTTCTACCTTCTCATAATCTCCCTCCTCCATCATATCTGTTGGGGGATTAAACTCATCCGTTTTAGGAATCATTTTCATATTCCCATTGTCATTAACCTTCTTCTTATAAACTATAGAGTTGTTAGACTTATAGTTAAAATAAAGAAGTGTAACCGTATCACGATAGAAAATAGAGTTATCATAAAATTGAGCTACATTAAAGTAGTCATACCAACTTTGCCCACGTTTAGAAATTTCATCAAGGTCTTCTCTAGTTAGTGAAGGGTCAATTTTAAGAAGCTCATTTATATTTACCGTCTTTACTTCCCCCCAATAGAAACAATCTTTAAAGTGAGGGTCTTCGGTATAGCTATATATAACATTAGCAGGGTCAACATATGACACCTGTACTCCACTACCTTTTAAAAACTCATGCTTTGCTACTGATACTCCACAAACCGTAAGGTCATAGTCGAATCTTTTTCGTAAATCAATATAGTGGTTATCTTCAAAAAGAGTGTTGATAGCTTCTTCTTCAGCAATCTCTATAGCAGGCTTATAATTAATCTGCATATATAAAGAGAGCTCCTCATCAGTTTGAGGTAGGTCTTCAGGGCTATTGATAAATGGATTTGCGCCTGTAGCCTTTTGAATCTTATCCAATAAAGGTTTAGCAACCATCTGTCCCTCTATCAAGTCCTGATACTTACTTCTCTTAGATTGAGAGAGAGCGTCTTGAGCATATGCTTTAACAGCAAATAACCTGTCTGACATTCCATTGACAACAATGTCAACGAACTTTGCTAAAATAGGAACAGGTGTCCAATCTAAATTTAGATAAGACAAGTCACCATCAATGGCGAGTTCTTGTTTGTATTTAGCAATAGACTGTTCTCCCCGCGCATATAAACGCAATCTATGGAAGTTTCTCCATTGGTCATAAAATCTACACTGAGCTCCGTCTTTTCTAAACCACTCATACTGAATGGCTTGACCAACTTGAAGACCAAACTCTACAGAGTTTTTTTCACTGTCGGACACGAATTGACTCGGAAACCCTGTAGATGAAATATCTATTTTAACATCTTTCATCGAATCAGTTCACTTAAAGTCCCCTTATTATTATATCTAGCAAAGGTAAGGCTTAATTTATTAGTTTTTTTCTCAGGTTGATAGAGGTGCTTTTGGCATGCCATAATTGCTAATCCCGAACTAATAGTAGCATCAAACTTTGTTCTATTATTAATATCAAATTTAGCCCAATCCTCTAAGGTTCTATTGAAAACCATCATACCCATGTCATCTTCATCTCTAAAAGTTCCCTCTAAATCCATTCCAACATACTTCTCTATATAAGACTCAACAGCAGAAGCATGCGACTGCTTAACGGCTTCAGAAGAGTTAGGTATTCCACCTAGTTCTCTTTCTGTTTTTGAAAGTTTATTGTATGCTTTATCAGGTCTATTAGTACAAAACCCTCGATATCCTCTATTCTTAAAATGATATAGAAGTCTTGGTTTATTATTCTCTATTAGAATAGGCATCCCATAAAAGACACATGCCATTAATACTTCTTCATAAAATATCTCAGCCGTTTGTGGGCGAGCTACATACTCTAGGAAGAACTCATTACTAGGAGCATCATCCATATTAAACTTAGTAAGTCCATGCAAAGCCCCATTAGAACCTCCACCTCCAACTACTCCGGATATATCATAAGAGTCACATCCAAATGCACCTATATGGTCGTTGCCGGGAAATTTAACTCCGTTCTTTTTTATAACTCTATTCTGTAACCCCTTAGAAGGCATCCATCCAACATAGAATCTCCCGCTTTTATCGGGAGAGAAGATAACCTCGCTATCTTTAATACCATCTTTCCACCTAAAACTTCCTTGTGTTAGATGGTGTTCCTTTATTAAGGTATCGTTATAATCTATCTGCTGATATATGCGGGTAAGATTAAATAAAGCTTGCTTACTCTCATCTCTAAATGCATGTGAAGTGGTA